GGTCGATGGTGTTCTGCGCAATGCCCAGGTCCTGGCTCTTTTGGCTCTGAATGACCGACACATCAGCCGCATTGCCTTGGACGATGGCGCCATTGGGGGCATTGGCCAAGGTCCGAGGCCTGGTCGTGCCGTTGGGATTGACCAGGAACAGGATCTTAGCCGCGGCAGCAGCACCTTCCAGGACCGACTGATACAGGGACTCAAGGGCCAGCAGGTCGCCGTAGTACTCCTCGATGTAGGAGCGGCCGTACTCCTCGCCGTCGACACGGTTGAAGCGCAAGGGAATCCATGGAGCGACCTCCTGATCGCACATGCCATGGGTGCCGGGGATCTCCTTGTTCCTGGCCTCCTGCCACCAGTGGCACTTGCCCTGCTCAAACTCGACGTGGGTGTAAATCTTGACGGTCTTCTTGCTGCTGCGGCCGCTGGTGTATTCGCCCTGGTCCTCTTCGGGGTCCAGCTCCTCGTACATGGAGGCTGGCAAGGCGTCAGGGTAGACCTCCTCTTCAACCACGATCTCAGTCAGGTTCCCCATGGGGTCCCTGCAGACCACGAACTGGTTGAAGTGGATGACGCGCAGGCCCTCTTCACCGATGTAAAGGAGAACGTTGCCGCCCACCAGCAGGTGCTTGAAGGCTTCGTGCATGGCAGCACGGCCGCCTGATGTCTCAAAGACGGACATGACAGCCCGCTCAACCTGCACCAGGGCGGTGTCCAGCTCGGTCTTGATCTCAGGGCCAGCCTCTGCAACACGCAGGGCCAGGTCGTCGATCTCCAGCTTGAAGAAACTGGAGTTGGGCGGGAACAGGCTGATCAGCAGCTTGCTGGCCAGATAGTTCACGCCCCTGGCACCCAGGGATTGATAGGGGGTCTTGAGCCTGCCGCGGTCGTTGAAGCCAGCGTCAGGGATCAGGCCAGGGATTGTGACCTTGCTGCAGTCCCTGGCACGCTCTAAAAAGGCATCCCGATTACTGACCAGCTGGTGGTAGCGGGCAGCAGCAGTGCCCACCTCCTCCTCGTTGTAGGCCTGGCGTTGGCGGTCAACGCTACCGGTCAGGTTCAAGTCCATTGCCTTATGTGGTGGGAATGTTTAAGCCGCCAGTTGAACCAGTCCCTGGCACGACAAGCCCGCCTCGTGTCTTGCGAGCGACTGCAGGGCTGTTGGCAACCAGGCCGCCAGCTGCCACAGATTCAGATGGCAGGCCTTCGGCTGCTGGAACAACCCTCACTGAAGTTTTGGGCATTGCCATTAGCTGATTGCGGGCACGAGCCTGCTCGTAGCGAGCGTTGTACTCAGCAATCTTTTGGCGACCATCTGCCAGCTGCTGCTGCCTGGCCTGCTCCTCCTGGTGCTGTTCAAGAACAATTCGACCTATCCCGCCGCCCATGCACATGGTCATGCACCCGGAATGGTCAAGCCACCCACGCCACCGGCAATATCAGTGCGAAGACCGCGACGGCCAAGGCCACGGCGCATCGGAATTGCCATTGCAGCGCCAGTTGCAGTGGCAGCAGGTGTAGGCAGCTCGGCTGCAGATGCTGCCACTGTGGCCGTTTCTTGCGGGGCAGGCGGCGGAGGAGCTTCAGCAATGCGCTTCTGCTCTTCAGCTTGAGCTTTCTGCAGAGCCATCTGCTGCTCAAACTGAATGCGCTGCTGCTCCATCTGTTCACGAGCAATGCGCTCTTGCGTCTGGATGCTTCAGCGGCTGCTGCACCGCCGTCACCACCGCCACCACCGCCGCACATAGGTCAAGCCTCGTCTTGTTGCTCAAGATAAACGGCCCGCAACATGCGAACCACCTGCCGTTGACCGGCATACATCCAGATTGCACGATCTGAGTCGCCAATGTCAGGGCATTGCTCAGGGATGGCTTCTTCCAGCCGTTTGATCAAGGCCTCGTCGATTGGCGGCCAAAGGTCTTCGTCGTTCACTTGTTCTTTTTCTTGGCGGTTTTGGCGGTTTTGGCGGAATCCTTGAAGGCCTTGGCGGTAGGGGCTCCCTTCTCGCCAGGTTTGCGCATGTTGATGTAGAGCCCGTCTCTGGGGTTGGCCATCAATACCCCTTCTTGCCGCCGCCCTTGCCGCCTTTTCCGCCTTTTTTCATGGGTCTGAGAAATCAGTAGTCCCAGCGTATCCGCGGTCGGCCAGGCCTGACACCCACATGAATAAACCCACGCGGCGCGCCGTAGCCCAAAGAATAGGGCCATGCCTTGTCGGCCCAGTCCTGCAGCGCCTTGACCGACATGCCATCCAGGTAAAAGTCGATGGCACCGGTGTCGGGGCTGTTGAACAGGTGTTCGCTCATGGTGGCCCCACCGACCTGGGCGTTGATTTTGGGAGGGCGGTAGCCGGATGTGATGATTACAGGCTTGCCGAAGTGGTCACGAGCCTTTTGAGCGAACTGACAGAGCAACGTGGCCGTGTCGCACTGGTATTGAGCGGTGAAGCGCCGTGCCTCCGACTGCAAGGCCAGCTCGCCGTAGGTGATGTTGGGTGTAATGCGGAGCGAAAAGGGGGACTGTGGCTGGAAATTGGCGGCCTTGGTCTCCGGGGCAGCGCGGTACAGCTCCGCGAAGTCATGCAACTGTGCCGGCGTGAGGGTCTGCTGCAGGGCGTTCCATGCAGCCAGCTGATGGCTGAGGCCCTTGAAGTGCTTGGCGGCATCAACGAGTCGAATGGTTGCCATGGCTCAAGGGGTCCTTTGGAAAGATTTGAACGTCCTTGACCTCAAAGGGCAACTGCTCCCAGATGTCGCAGCCCATAGCGATCTCCCACGCCATGTTCTCGGACGTGGCGACGACAACGGTCTGGAATGACCCTCCCAACTTGTTGCCACTGGGGGCAACGAAGACACCAGGCAGTCGAATAACCCAGGCCCTAGGCCGCCGTGGTGGGTCGAGCAGGTAGCCAGGTTGCTTTGCCATTGGCTTTGGGGAGGTCCGCCAGAGCAACCCCAAGAAACTGCGCGTCAAGAGCCCCATCAATATTCCCCATAAAAGCTTCCAGTTCGAGGTCCCAGAGTTCCGACTTTCTTTCTGCGATGGCACGGTCTTCGTCAATGGCAAGCGACTCGTTCCAATACTGAATGGCACCAGCGACAGCGTCGAGCCGGTCATCGTGCTGTAGACAGTTCTTATCGACGGTGATGTGGGTCAGCTGGTGGAACAGCTGGTAGCTGAGCTTGACCTCCACGGCATCTGTATCGCGGCCGCGGCTGTCGTTTTCAACGACTGAGCGGTTCACGATCAGGCGGTGCTGGTTCAGGACCGGCTCCAGGGCACTGATGATCCGCCGTTCCTTCTGCACGTTGGAGCGCGAGGTCTCAATGGTGCAGGGATGGTGGACCTGCAGGTGCGGCTTGAGGAGGGACTCCAGCATCCCCTGGCCAAACTGGTCCTCCAGGACGATCAGGTTGACCTTATGGCGCTTGGCGGCTTGGGCCATGCCCTCCAGGACCGGGTCGGTGTAGCCCTCGCGGTAGGCACCGACCTCCAGCAGGAACAGGTTGCCGTTGAGGTGGGCAACGATGGCAAATGCGGTCTCGTCAGCACCCCGACCAGAGGGGTCAATGAACATGACCACCCCGTCAAAGGGCAGCCAATCGCCGTGGATGAAGGCTGGGCGGTGGTAGTAGTCGCTGAAGCCAACAGCGGGCAGGTCAGTGATGCGGTATTCCGCTCCAGACGACCACACCAGCTTCTCGGGGGCATGGTCACCGACTTCCATGACCATGAGGTCGGACAGACGCAGCGGGAACCGCTCCAGGTCCGACAGGGTGGTATCCAGCTGGAACTGCAAGGCAAAAGCTGAACGCCCGTAGCTGACCTCCCGCTCCAGGAGGTCCATGTCAGAGAAGCGACCGGGGTCAACGGGCTTGCCTTTGAATTCAATGCACCCTTCTTGGACGATGGGGGCCAGCAGATCGCCGTACTTCTCCGGCTTCTCGGGGTACCTGGCTGGCCAGATGCGGGATGAGAAGCCCTTGTGGAGCAGCTTGTTGTAGATCGACTCCTCGGTCTGCGGTGTACCGAGGTACAGCACCTCCCCACCTGGCTTGAGGATGGCGTTGTATTCACCGACAGCTGAGAGCAGCTTCTCTCTCATGCCGACAGACCACGACGTCGTCGGTGTTTCGATGTCATCCGGGATGATCAGGTCCGCACGGGAACCAGTGATCTGACCAAAGATGCCCACCGACTTCACTGATGGGCTCTTGTCGGGCTTGGCGGGCCCTACGTCAAAGGCATGGACAGCAGCCCGCTGTTCTTCACGACGTGGCTCCAGGCACCTGAGCACCTGCATGTCACGGATCAACTGCAGACAGAAGGTGGTGAAGTTCTTGGCTTCTGCCCCAGAGGCAGAGTTGACCATGATCTTCTGCTGTGGATCCAGCCGTAGACGCCACAGGACAAAGGCCGCGGCCATCCATGACTTACCAACACCCCTGTAGCCCTCAATAATTCGCCGCTTGGGGCCGTGCTGCATGTAAGCAGCAATGTCCAGCTGGATGGGTGTGGGATCCGGTAGGCCCAGGTGCTTCCAGACGATGCAAAGGAAGTACCTGAAATCAGAGCAGTAGGGCTCAGGTAGGTCGTGCCAGGTCGTTGCCCGTTGGACCGTTGCCATTAGGCAAACTTCCGCACTGGCATCTGGATCACCTTGTCCAGGTCACCAACAGAAGCAACCAAATCCCCAAACGGCGTCCCTTCAACGGGCTGAGCACTGATCTGGTTGTCCTTGAGGAACTGCCGGAGGACATTCAACTCTGAACTGTTGATGGTGCCGTCTTGCAGCTTCTCCTTCAACAGCAATGCCAACCCCATGTGCAGGTCAGCCAGCTGCTCATGGATGTCGTTGGTGCGCTTGGTCATGTGACGACCTCTCCAGAAAGCTGAAGAGAGGGGAGCGACTACCCCTCTCTAACAGGCACCCACCACAGATGCACAGTCCCACTGTAGGTCACTCCCTTCGTAATCCACATACCTGTACCGGCTAGCTGCCTTTGCCCTCTCACTGGCCGGTCCAAGGACCTCCAAGGCCGCTCTCTGCGCTTCCAGGTGGTCAGGGTGCGTAACCCGATAACGACGCTTGTGGCTGCCCTGCCTTGTCGGCACCAGATGCAAGAACTGAATCAGCCCGTCATCCAGCAACAAGTCGATGGCCTTGATCACCGTTCCATTCGACATGTGGCACAGGTCAGCCAAGGCCTTATGCGACAGCACTGTCGTCCCACCACAATTCTTCCTCTGGTCATGCCATGCCGCTTCCCACATCACCCCATACACAGCCCCGCAAGCCTGACTCAGTGCCATCGCCTCCCTCATCAATGGACAGGCCCCAACCAGCAGTACCGACATCAAGGGTTCTCAGGAGTAGGCAGATATTAGATCCCAAGGCTTCCCAGGAGTAGGCAGACATAGATCCCAAGGTCCACCTAGGTTGCCCAACCACATGGGTACCTGGTTCGACCGTTGGCCGCTAACCACATAGCCACCATGGCTAGACGGCAACGATCCTCCCACCTTCCCCACACCCGTTTGGATACAAGACCACCTAGGTCACCTGCTTTTTGTTCGGAAAATCCGAGGGGCTTATGCCTAGTGCGGACGGCGTCGTCACCCCCCATGGGGGGTCACCGCCGGCCACCTGAGGGGCACCCTGGGGTACTTGGACAGGCTGGGGCACCCGCTGGACAGCGGGCAGCCCAGGCACCCCAAGGTGTCTTGTGTGTCCGCGTACCTGCAGTGAGGACAGGTGCGCAGGGTGGACAGGGGGTCGGCCCTGG